GTAGTCTTGTCTCCAATCCTAGTCTCTGTTCCAAAAAAAACTAAGTGTCGATCTGGTGTAGATACCATTACATGACGTGATGCTGTTGGTGCACCTGTAATAATAGTTGCTCTATTCGCTACAGCATTAGGTGCTGCAGCATCCCATTCAAAACATTCTCTGTTGTAAATAAGTGCAATTAATTTTGTACCGTAATTATCTAAAACCCATAGACCAGGATTTAGTGTAAACTGTGTAGTAGATGAAGCTTGGCCCCATCCATTAAAATTTGTAACATTAGTAACAGCAGCACCCAAACTATGCGTTGCAGCTGTACTGCCATTAGCACCTCTTGCACCACCAGTTAAGGTCCCCGTTGCCGTATTATTTGCCGTGTAAGTAATAAATTCTGTTCCTATTTGTATTGTCCCTGAAGCAGGGAACGCGGCGGAACTTGTTAAGACAACTGTAGTTCCTGTTGTATTTGTTAAAGCAGTTGCAAGAG